ACAGGCAGGCGAAGGCTCGCATCCTGGAGGTATCACAGCACATCCTGACGAACCAGCGGCTGCGAGCGGTGTTCCCGCAGTTGCGGCCGGCGGATGTCGGAGGGTGGACCCAGCACACGCTGTACATCCAGCGTAGCGTGATCTCCCGTGACGGCTCGTTGGAGGCCTACGGGATCGGCTCGGGTGTCATCGGGGGGAGGGCAACGAAGCTCCTACTCGACGACGTGACCAAGCCGAAGTCAGTGCGCTCCGAGGCTGCTCGCATCGAGGTCAAGGACAGCTTCTACGGGGTCTGGATCCCGATGATTGAGGAAAACGACGACGTTGAGATTGAGCCGAAAGCTGAGGCAGCAGGTGGGGAGCTCCCCGAGGATCTCGAGAGCCTCCCTGCGGGTCCACCTCCTGGAGAGAGAGACGTGTTCGACCGCCGGCCGCGTGGTGGGCAAATCCTTCGCTTCCCCGATGGCCGAGACATCACCGATGACGTGATCGTGGACAAGGTAGTCTGGATTGGGACGCCTTGGCACTCGGATGACCTCCACTGCGAGCTGCTCGACAAGGCCGCTGAGGGCGGCTGGTTCGTCTTCTCCCGTCCAGTAGGGGGGGAGTGGGCGAGGGCGCTAGCCGCCAACCTGGATGAGCCAGAGGACGACTTCAGCCCAGTGTGGCCAGAGCGTTGGTCCAGGGGGAGGCTGCTCAAGCGCCGCCGAAGGATGGGGCTCACCCACTTCGCCCGCGCCTACTGGCTCCAGCCCATCTCACCAGAGGACCGCGTCTGGGACCCTGCGGATTTCAGGTTCATTGACTGGGCGCAGGTCCCAGAGGATGACGAGATCATCGGGGTGCTTGGAGCCTGGGACTTCGCCTTCACCCTCAAGACCCGCAACGACCGCAATGCCTACGTATGCCTGGCGGTGACAGCGGGTGGAGACGTCCTGGTGTTCCGTGGTGAGGCCTTCCGAGCGAAGTTCAAGAAGATCGCCAGCCGAATGGTTGCCTACGCCATACGAGACGGTGTTGACCACCTCGGCTACGAGAAAGTGCAGGCGCAGTCATGGATGGGCGAGTACGTCGCGGACCTCGCAACGCTCCCCCTCCGACCTCTCCGACCCAAGGGCGACAAGTACTCTCGGGCCGTCGTCACACAGCCCTACATCGAGCAGGGGCGCGTGTACTTCCTCCCTGGGACTGAGGAGCTACAGGCGGAGATGAAGCTGTTCCCGTTGGCGAAGCACGATGATCTGGTAGATGCTTTCGTGTACGCTCTCCTCATGGCCGTGCAATACTACCTGATGGCCGGGGACGCCGAGGGCGACGAAGACGACCGGAAGGACGATGAGCCGGGCGGGTACGAGGACAGCGGGATGCGGGTCTCCTCCCTAGGCGGAGCAGGCGGCAGGTACAACCCGTCCAAGTCCATCCTGGATCATGTGAGGTGGGGATAATGGCTGAGCGAGACATCACGGAAGTACCGGAGACCGATGATCCCCAGGATCAGGGATGGGAGATCGGGGCGTTCAGCCTCGGAGGGGTAGGAAGCCAGCGGTCAAGTTCGAGCCGGGTGCTGAACGCTGGCGAGGGGCTTGACCAGTACGCCGCAGCGAAGGCACGCGGAGAGTCCACGGTGGACCCCTGGCTAGCCGACAACGCTCCTGCGATTATGGGGCCAAACGACCACCGATCTGGAATGGACGGGACTGGGCCGATGGGCTCAGGGGTCTCCTCTCGTGTTGCTGGGGTCGTTCAGAAAGCCGACGATGGCGGGGTTGTCGAGGGATCTCCAGAGCCGGATCTTGTCCCGACGGGCGAGGATGGCCAAGACGTGTTCCTGCGAGCTGGCGGGATAGAGCCCCCGGTGAGCTTCGCCTTCCTGCTCAAGACGGTCCGTAACAGCCCATCTCTCCGCCAGAACATCGACGCCTACATGCGGAGCGTTGAAGGCCACGGCTGGCAACTCAAACCCGTGATCGACCTCGCAGCAGAGGACGCCGACGATCAGGTGGAGTCGGTGATCTTCAGCGAGCGCGTCCACGAGCAGCAGACCGGGATCCTGGTAGCCGCGAAGCTCCCAGAGGGTCCCGCTCGAGAGGCAGCTATCAGGGAGGCCTCGGACATCGAGTTGATCCCCACGTCCGCAGAGGTCGCTGAGCGCCGGGCAGCCATCGAGTTGGAGATGCGTGTCGAGAAGGCTGTCCTGACCACCAAGCTGAGGAACATCAACCCGAAGAACAGCTTGACCGAGATGCGCAAGTGTCTACGGCGAGACCTCGAGGGGCTAGGTGACGCTGCGCTGGTCGTGACCCGCAACGGATTCGAGCAGGTGACCAACCTCTGGGATGTCCCCTTCTTCTCCGTCCGCCTCGTGGCCCTCAGCCCCGATGACATGAACGTGGAGGTCACGGAGCGCCTAGCGATCTCCCCGGTGAGCTACGACGAGGTGACGGTCAAGCGGACAATGCGCCGCTACGTTCAGGGGATCTCTGGTTCCGGAAGCAACTCCGCTGGGCAATACGGCAAGGTTGTCTTCCTCAAGGGACCCGGTGACCCGCGCAACATCGGCCGCACCACGGGGAAGATCTACGAGACGCCGCAAGAGCTGGACGCAGCGGTCCAGGAAGGGACCGAGGCTGGCCCGGCAGAGGAGCTGATCCACTTCGCTCTCTCATCGTCTGGAGACAGCGTCTATGGGCTGGTCCGATGGGAAGGCGTGATCGTCGGAGCCCTGGGGGAGATCGAAGCTGAGCAGTCCAACTATCTCAAGTTCAAGACGGACTGCATCCCCGATATGATCTTCCTCATCGAGGGTGGGCGCTTCTCCACTGGGGCGAGGAAGGAGGTAGAAGACCACCTCAGCAACCAGCTCCGAGGCAAGTCCAGGGATCGGTCAGTCCTCGTCCTGGAGGCCAAGCCATTCAGTGCACGGGGTGGAGCACTCACCGGGGAAGCCCCGCTGCCCAAGATCCACGTGATCCCGATGACGCAGCATCAGCGGACTGACTCCGAATTCGGCGAGTACACAGAGAGGAAGGGAGACCAGATTGACAGCGTCTTCGGGAATCCCCCGATGGCCGTGGGCAAGTACAAGCAGATCGGATCCAGGGCGACAGCAGGGACCCTGGAGCACTTCGCTGAGCGCAACGTCTACCAGCCCATGCGGGTCGAGAGCGATGACGAGTGGAACCGGCGGATCATGGTCCCGCTCCTCAAGGCCAAGTATTGGCGACTCGAGAGCAAGGCTCCGTCTGACCGTGACCCGCGTGAGATGACGGAGCTGGCGGCGCTCGCGGTCAAGGCTGGAATCCTCACGGTCGACGAGGCGCGGCGTTTCCTCTCTGGGCTGTTCGATGAGCTGGACCTGCCGGACTTCGATGAGCCCGAGTGGTCCAAGATCCCGCTCCCCGTGTTCATCGGCCTGGCGAAGGCTGCAGCTCCCTCTGGTGGTCTACCAGCCGGAGCGGAGAAAGCCCTGGCGATGCTACGGGACGCCGCCGGTGAAGACAGGAACGAGGAGGGGCTCTCCCGCAAGCAGGTTGTTGACCTCCTGGAGGACGTTCGCTCGGCCCTTCTGGAGAGGGTGTCCACGCTGGCTGAGGAGGCCGCTCGCTTCAGCATGGACGAGGAGGGGATCAGGGAGAAGATCGCTGAGGCCTACCGTGAGGGGAGGATCGAGCGTATAATGATCCCGATCGAGCAGATGAAGAGCTGGGTGCAGCAAGACTAGCTGACACCCCGCAGTGAGTGAGTAGAGGAGGCACCATGAGCACGAAGAAGGCCAAGAGCCGTCAACAGAGGCGGATCAGCGCAAGGCGAGCCAAAGCAGCACTGGCAGGGGAGAGCGGGCAGGATCAGGATGACTACGAGGTGGGCGTTGCGGCCACACTCAAGCTGCCCGGCGGCCACAAGACGAAGACGAAGGTGCTGATCGCTGCCATCGTCAAGCTAGCCCCGGACGTCATCAGCAAGCGGGCCGGGATGAGCAGGTCTCAGGCGTTCGGTGACGCAGCGCTCAAGATGATGCTCAAAGGAGCCGAGGACATCGCAGGAGCGGTGGCCACCCCTGAGCCTGGTGACTGCCTTTCTTCTGCTCGCCTGGTCTTCTCGGAGGGGGAGCCGCCCAATCTCAAACCATCCAAGCCCATCGAGACGCCACCCACGAAGCCCAAGCCCAAACTCATCCTCAAGGACGAAGAGGTTCGCTGTAGCAATGAGGGGCACGACGTCATCCCCTGGATCTCGGATGACCGCTCGTCCCTCCTGGGTACCCGGTGCTCTCGCTGTAGTGCTACCTGGATGCTCGCCATCCCTGAGCCGTGGTCTGACTATCTCAAAACGGAAACGGTCAGCGGGGAGGATCCGGCGTGAGTCTCCAAAAGCAAGACGTCCTGGACGGCTTCAGCAAGGAAAAGCTCGCCAAGATCGTAGAGGACACCTTCAAGATCCAGGGGCAGCTCGGCGGGACGGGCAAGGTGGTCTACACCACCCTGGAGGTCAAGCGGCGCGTCGCGATGTTGGCCGGCGTTCTCCTTGAGCTCAAGTTCGACGCTGGGCAGAGCAACCGGGAGGCCATGATCAGTGCTCGTTCCATCCTCGTGGAGCGCCTGTTTGGTCTCCCTGCCAAAGCCGTCAGCGAGTACAAGGGCGGGGTCAAGGTCAAGGGTGAGGGCGTGACGCGTAGCGGGAAGGCCAAGCGGTCTCGCTGCTGCTACGCTGCAGACGGTGGCCTCCATGTCCCGGATGACGTCGTTGTCCAGGAGAAGGATACCACCAACCCGTCGAAGCTCCATGTCGAGGTAGAGCCCACGATCTCCGTTGGAGCGAGCGGGAAGCTGTACCGCGGCAAGGGTTGACTTTCTCGTCACAGGGGCTGTAGCCTGGAATCCTTCCGGGAGTTGCCGCTCCCATCGCTGCCCAGGGCGGTTCGTGCCTCCGCTCTGGGCAGCCCTCCTTCTCCTGGGGGCGTCATGAGCGCAGCGGCAAGCTACTTCAGCATCACCACGAAAGACGTACTGACCAAACAAGGCGAAGACCGCCGCGCAGCTATCCACGCCATCAAGGGATCCGTGGCTCGCTCGGGGTGGGTCCTCGTCACCCGCAGCCTCGGTCGAGATGGGGTCCCTGTCGAGCGGTCGGAGACGATCCCGAGATCCCTCTCTCTGGCTGCTGCCGTCTCCTACGCTGAGGACGCTGCAGGTCCAGGGGAGAGGGTGGAGCTGGGTCAAGCTGTCGTGGGGTCTCGAGGGGCGACGCTGTACCGCTCTGAGGGTACCTACTCCCTGGATCAGACGGTGACGAGCTGCTGCCACGGCGTTGACGCGGTGGACCTCATCCTCATGGCCATGGGCAGGCCAAGCCACATCGAGGCGAAAGCCAGGCTAGCGACGAAGGCCAAGGCCCCGCAGGTGAACACGGATTCCATTCTGCTTGCCGAGATCCGCAAGCTGGTTGCCGAGATGGACACGGCTGCGGCCGGCACCGTTGACGTCATGGTCGCTGACCTCGTGGAGATGGCCGCGCTGACCGACTGGACGGAGCTGGGAGCCGAGGCGCTGCGGAAGAAGATCAACACCGCGGCCACGGGGATCCTGGAGACTGGACCGCTGTTCGCTGCTGAGATCAGCACGCCCCTCCTGGTAGCCGGCAAGCGCATCGTGACCAAGGTCCGAGAGTCGGTCGTCACTACCTACGGGTGGGGGAAGGGCGGAGCGAGCATCCCCCCCAACGGCTTCATTTCTCCGACGTTCAGCCTCGTGGACAAGGCGGCGGTCAGCAAGATCAAGAGCAGCGCCGTCAATTTCGTCACCGATAACTTCGGGAATCGGTCCAAGGAGTGGAGCGTCTTCGCTCGAGACGTCGTGTCCCACGGGGTAGAGCAGGGGCTTGGGCGAGTAGAAATCGCTGCTGACCTGGCGAAGTGGATCCGGCTCCGTGGCGGTGATCCAGCCTACAACGAGGTGGTCGCCAGCTCCTACATGGTTCGGGCTCGCTCGTGGTCTCAGATGCACACCTACCGCATGGCCGGCGTTGAGTGGATGAGAATCAGCGCGACAATGGACGAGGCTACATCAACCGTCTGCTTATGGCTCAACGGCCAGCATATCAAGGTCGGTGACGGACTGCAGCTCTACGAGGACCTGGAGAAGCTGGACGATCCCAACGACGTCAAGCTGGCCAACCCCTGGATCAGGAAGCGGCTCATCAGGGACAAGGACGGCAAGCCCACCGGGGAGCTGGAGCTGTTCGTCCCGACGGCAGACGGAGAGACGCGCCTCGCAACCCAGAACATCGCGACTGGGAAGTTTACCGGGCTGATCCATGACGAGAAGTTGATTGATGCGGGCGTTGGACCTCCCGGGTATCATGGACGCTGCCGGACAGAGCTATCCCCCGTCCTGGATGCTACGCGTTGACAGCCCCCCACCCTCCCGCCTATCCTGGGCAAGACCGCAGCGACAACGCAGCGAGGTGATCATGCTAGCGATGCGAGACCCTTCCCACGTTTCCCCAGGTGGCCGGCGATCCAGGATAGAGCTTGACCCGGTGCAGAAGGAGCACCTGGCTGACCTGTTCGATGAGCAGATCTCAATCGGCTCCGAGGGGTCCGAGGGCTACGCAGAGAGCAGGGCGAAGGCGGCCTTCCGCAAGCAGCACCGCGTCCGCGATGGCGTGTTCGTGCTCCGGCGTGGCGTGAGCTACTCGACGCCCATCCAAGAGGCAGCAGCGGACGCGGGCGTTGATCCTGATGACCGAGCAGCCGTCCTGAAGTGGGAAGGTGAGCAAGCCCCTGGATCCGAGACCGCCCCCCGAGAGAAGACCACCACGGAAGAGCCGGGGATGGCCCCAGCAGCCGGGATGAGCGAGGACGCCCTCAAGACGGCTCGCCTGCTTCGCTCTGGACGCTTCGGTGTGGATCCGCTGGAGAAGGGGGGCAACCTCTCCTACCCAGACGGTGGCCCAACAGAGTTGGATGCCTACGCTGATCCAGTCAACCTGCGGATGCCCTTCCAAACGAAGGAGACCCTCGAGGCTGCCCTGGAGAGCTTCGTGGCGGCTCGCTCTGACTACGGGACGCGATCCCAGAAGGTGGTCTACAGCAGGATGGTGGCTCAGGCATTGAAGTCTGGGCTAGAGGTGAGCCAGGAGGACGCGCTGTTTGCCGTCCTTGCTCCTGATCTCCAGCGAAGGGTGAAGGCTCAGGTTGTCCAGGGGAGCGAGGGCGGAGAGGGCGGCAAGGGTCCCGGTGGTCACAACCCCGACGGAAGCGGGCCCCCTCCTGGAGGTCGTGGGAACGGTCCAGGGGATGGGCAAGAGGACGGGTCTGGGCTCCCCAAGCCGAAGAAGAAGGGCGACGAGCATCCAGCGGTCTCCTTCAAGCTAGACCTCGATGGCGGCTCCATCATGGAGCTTCAGGGGTTGCTGGACTCGACGGTCAGAGGGGCTGCGAAAGCTGGCCTGTTCGGTGAGGTCCAAGACCCAGACCGAGACTACGACCACGGCTATCAGCACATGTACCTCGTCTGCGTCGAAGAGAAGACGCTGATCGTTCACAACTACTACTCGGAGCCGTCCAAGGACTTTCGGGCGTCCTGGATCAAGAATGCTGATGGGACGGTCACGCTCTCCAACGTCCGCGAGGTCAAGAGCGTCCAGCAATATGTGGACGTGGGTCCAGGTCCGTCGGAGGGTACCTACACCACGGGGCAAGACGGCTCCTCGGTCGTCTCGGATGCGCTCTCTGAAGCTGTAGACACGGCTGTAGCGGTAGCCCGTGACCTCTCGTTGTCCCCGGCGGTCAAGGCGGCGCTCAAGGCTGCTGGTGAGGCCGTGTCGTCGTTGTCTGCTGAGAAGGTCCGTGTCACCGCTGTCAAGAACGACGACGGGAGCTACCAGCGCTTCATCCCGATCTCGAAGATCGACGCCCCGCAGCGCACGGTCTGGTTGGAGGTCTACGTCCCCAACGAGCGGGACACCCAGGGCGACTGGATGACAGCGGGGACGATCTGGGATGCCCAGGTTTTCTTCATGCAGCATGCCCAGCGCATCGACGCCACCCACGACTTCGT